GGTGTAGCCAGTACTCGTAGGGTACTTGTTTACTGTGGTGGAGGTTTTACTTCATCAGCACATTTTCCAAGGTGTGTCTGAATATACAATGTTGTACCTTTCATAAAAGAAATTGTGTACTATACGGTCTTGAATCGTTTTAGATGAAACTCGCAACATGTTACCATAATCAAAATCTCTACCGTAGATTGTGTGTTGAATGTATTGAGTATGATTATGCCTATGACCATCGTCAGGTAGTGTTCGTTTTGGTTTGACATAGATAGGTTTAATTTTCTTGTTTATAAGATTTATGTCATACCTGCGTCTATACTCTTCCATGTACTCTTTGTAGTATGGCATGTTGTGTGCCCATTTGCTCATAGCATCCATTATGTCTTTGACGTACTGTATTTTCATTTCATGCGAGTAAGACATAGCTTTTATGGAAGCACTACCTAATTGTAATATTCTATTCCATTGTCTAACTATTTTGTACTTATGTTCCTGGTGGTCACATATCAGGTGGGTAGAACAGAAGTCAAAGTCTTCAAGGGTACCAAATGATACGAATTTTAGTATCATACCCAGTCCGTATTGTTGTGTTAGATAAGAGTCTTTCTTTGCCCAATATTTATTAAAGATTTTTTCCATGGCACTCTTATCAGCCGGATTTTTGTAGAATATTACAAAATCATCGCCTTTGGCCCAGTGTTTTGCATCAACTCCTGCCTCGTCCAGCACCATTCCTATATATACGGCCATACGTATCGTATTCATTAATGTGGTATCTGGATTTCCTGATGTAACAGTAGCATCAACTCTTAATTTACATAGTTTGTTACGACCAGTATTTTTGTCGAAAAATGTTCCGTTGATGACTCGATACCTCTCTGTGGCTTTGTTGATAAATGTGTCTGGATCCACATGATGTATCTTGTCGGCTATGTGGTTATATATACGCCTATCAACGTATTTTAATTCATGAGATTGTGTTCTATCAAATCCACTGCAGTCACCTTGAGCTGTGTAAACATATCCTTGTTTAGCGTAATCTGCAATGATGTCTTCCATTTCTTCCCAATTCTTACCACCACAATAGCCTGGTAACACTTTAGCCATTATAGACTCGAGAGCCCAACAAACTGGCCCTAACACATATTTGTCGTATGGTTTAGGTCCAGCTATGGCTCTATTTTTAGGCAATCCATCCCCTGCGTCTTGTATTTCTCTTTTACAAAACATTTCATATTGGCAGGGTCCTGGGTCAACTTCAATGTTGTCAAGCTCATTTTGCTGTTTGGCTGTTAAATGGTTATACCATTCGGTATATGAATAGTCAAACTTGTCAAGATGATCAGCTAGTAAAGGCCAAACCTTCGCGTCAAAATATTCTTCGTAGTGTTTGATGCAATTGGGGTCTGGTAGTGGCACAGCTGCTGCGTGCCTCTT